GCTGGCGATACCGAGCGCCTTCGCGACGGGGCCGGGGATCATGGACCGGGCGAAGCCCATCAGCTGGCCCTTCAGCCAGCCGCCCATGGACTGGATGCCGGACAACAACCCGCGGACGACGTCCTGGCCCTTGCCGTACAGCAGCGAGCCCAGGTGACCGATGCCCCGGGAGATCATCCCGGGCAGTCCCCGCAGCCACGCGACGAGGCTCTGTACCCGCTGCACGGTGGTGTCGCGGAAGCGGCTCCACGCTGACGCCGCGAGGGTGACCAGGGCCGGGCCGAGGCCTGCGAGCGCGGTGCGCACGCGTCCCGGGAGGGCCTGCACGGACGCGATGAACGACGCCCAGGCCCGGGAGACGGGCCCGGACACGTACCGCGACCACAGGCCCATGAACCAGATACCGATGGCCGCGCCCAAGACGTTCATCGTCTGCCCTGCCTGCGACGCCTTCTCCGACACCCAGCCCGTGAACGACGCCCACCACAGAGGGACGTTCTCCCGCAGTGCTGTGATCAGCCGACCGACGAAGCCGATCATCATCGTGACGGCCGCCGCCGACAGCGCGAGCGCCACCAGCGCGGGCAGCGCAGCGATCGCGATCGTCAGCGCTCCAGCGATCGCGACGGCCTTGAACACGGCCGTGGGGTTGGCCATCACGTACTCGGCGACGGCCTGACCAGCCCCCGTGAGGCCGCTGATGATGTGCGGCGCGACCTCACGGGCCTTTGTGGCCAGCCGCTGGCCGAGGATCGGCAGGAACGCCACGATCCTGTCGGCGATCGCCTCGCTGTCCGCCTCCCGGCCGGCCTGCTCCCACATGCTGCTGAGCGCGCCGCCGCCGATCTTCCGGAGGTTGAGGAAGGCCGGGACGACGGTGCCGCCGAGGAAGTCGACGAGGTTCTGCTGCATGCCCCGCTTGAACTGCTCCAAGCGCGCGCCGGCGTTGTCGCGGAGGGTGTTGCCCATCTTCTCGGCGGCCCCGCCCACCTCGCCGAGTTCCTTCACGGCTTCCGAGGGGTCGAGGGCGTAGAGCGCTTCGCCCATGTCCTCGGCCTTCGTGCCGAACAGCTCGATCGCGATCGCGTTCCTCTTCGCCGGGTCCTCGATACCGCGGAGCTTGTCCAGGACCGTGTCGAACGCCTTCGCCGCAGTCGGGCCGCCCGCCGCGAACTTCGCGACCATGTCGTCCGCCGACAGGTTCAGCGACTCGAAGCCCTTACGGACCCGCTCGCCGCCCGCGACGGCCTCAATCGTGAACTCCTTGATGCTGTCGGCGACCACGTCGGTGTCGCGGGCGCCCGCGAGCATGCCCTGCCGGATCAGACCCATGGCCGTCTGGCCGTCGAGGCCGACGTTCCTGAAGATCGTGGAGTACTCGTTGAACGTGTCCGCGAGGTCATCGGCCCTGGGCCCGAGCCCCTGCAGTCCCTTCGCCATGATGTCGAGGGCGTGACGGCCGTTCCGCGCGAGCCCCGTCTTGATCATCTGGCCCGCCGCGTTGGCCGCTTGGCCCAGGTCCAGCTCGAAGGTGGACGCGAGGTCGGAGACCTGGGTGGAGATCTCCCGGATCTGCCGGTTCGTCGCGGCCGGAGGCAGCAGGCCGGAGGACATCGTGGCCCGGATCGCGTCGGCGGCGCCCTGGAAGTCTTCCGTGACCGCGCCCGCATACAGCTGGCCCGCGATCTTCCCGTACTTCTGCGCCTCAGCCGGGGTCTTCCCCAGCTGCGCACCGAGCCGCCCCACGACCCGGGACTGATCCATGGCCTCCGTGAAAGCCGCCATCAGCGCGGCCCCGGCCGCAGCACCGGCCCCGGCCGCGGCGAGCTTCAGCTTGCTCAGCTTCTCGCCCATCCCGCCGACGGCCTGATCGGCACCCTCCTCGCCGGAGTCGGCGAGACCGTCACCGACGGCGTCCCCCGCAGCACGGCCGGCCGCCACAAACCTGCCGCGTGCGTTACGAAGGCGGCCGTCGGCGCCGCGGACGATGCCGTCGCCGAGCGCCTCACCGGCCTGCCGACCGGCCTGCGCGGCGTCGTCCTGCACACCGTCGAGGCCGTCGGCCACGCCGTCGCCGAGCTGCTGCCCGGCGCGCTGCCCGGCCCGCTCGGCGTCGTCGCCCATGGACTGGCCGGCCGCCCGCATCGCCCGCTCGGCCTGGGTAAGGCCGCGGGTGACGCCGTCCGCGTCGAGGCTGATGACGCCGGTGAGTTCGCCTACGACGAGGGCCACGGCTACCTCCTACGGGGTTGCTTGGGGGGTGGAGGTGCGAAGTGCCGGGCGACGCGGGAGTCGGCGGAGACGAGGCCGTAGAGGCGGGTCTGGAACCAGCGCCAGGAGCGGCGTCGGAGGAGTCCGTCGTCGCTGAGGTCGAGGCCGTAGGTGTCCTGGAAGTCCGCCTCCACCAGGGCCCACTGCTCCAGCAGGTCGGTGCGGGTTACCCGCTTGCCCTGGGACCGCGCTTGCGACGCTGGCGGGAGCCCGCCCTCGTACCACTCGTAGAGCCCCGTGACCGGGTCCCGTTCGCCGCAGCCGACTCCGAGCGCGGAGACTTCTGCTGGCGACGTGCTGCCCGGTTCGGGGCCAAGAGAGAAGGGTCGCCACCCGACGCCCAGAACTTCGCGGCGGTGTCGCGGTCGTTGAGGACCCACACCATCGTCGTCATCGCGACGTGCCGGAAGCGGGTCCAGGACAGGTCGGCGGCGATCTCGTCGTGGACCGGGCCGAGGACGAGCCTGAAGAGGTCCCTCTCCTCGTCGTCGTCGAGGAGTTCCTCGTCCGGCGCGGCGCCGCCGAGGAAGAGCTGCGCCGCGGCCTTGGTGATGGCCTCGACGCGCAGGCCCGCCTCGGCGGTCGGCGACGGGATCCGGTACACGCGAGTCTGCCCGTCCCCCACGGAGACGGGCAGTTCCAGGTAGTCGTCGAGGAAGTCGCCGAGGGCTTCGAACTGTGCTGCCATCAGGGCGTCACCACGAGCGGGTTGTCGATCGCGGTACGCGGCCCGTCGCCGGTGAACGTGATCTCGACCTCGCCCAGCGCGGAGTACTCGCCGCCGGACGGCGCCCACGTCGGGATCGCCTTGCCCTCGTACGCTTCCGGGAGGCCCAGCCGGTTCATCCAGCGGAGGTGGACGAGGTTCGCCTCGCCGTACTCGTCGGCCGCGAGACGGATGGCCTCGTGGACGGGGTTGAAGACCTTCTGCGTCTTGTTGGCCTTGCGGCGGATCGTGACCGCCAGCTCCCAGGCCTGGGCGGTCTTCGTGTTCCCGGCCCAGCCGTCCGAGTCGTAGTCGCTGGAGTCCTCGATGTTCGGTTCGGCGGACGGCTGGAACTCGCGGACGCCGGGGCAGAGCTGCCAATCCGGAGTCTCGTCGGTGCCCATGTTGACTTCGAGGCGCCACTCGCGGGCCAGCTCGGTCTCGTTGGTGGGGGTGGGGGTGGGCGTCGTCATGGCGTGCCTCTCCTCAGTCGATCAGATGGGGTCCGGTCCGCACGGTCCGGAAGTAGTAGTTGCTGACCAGCTCCATGCGGCCGCGTGTGTCCTGGCCGATCCACGCCTGTGACTGGCGCCAGGAGATCTCCACCCACACCCCGCGCAGCAGGTAGCTACGGCGGTTGTGGAGGACGTTGAAGACGTCGTCGGCGAGCTTCACCAGGCCGGTCGCGTCCGTGCCCCAGCGCATGCGGGCCTGGATGCCGGTGACCGAGTCCGTGCTGTCGTCGTCGGCGACGGGGTAGGGGGTGAGGCCGATCACGCGGTCCGGGCCGTCCGGGCTCTTGCCGAGGACGATGCCGGTGGCGTCGGCCGGGAGGACCGTGTCCGGGGCGTACGCGCCGATGCCCTCGGTGTCGAGCAGCTCGGCGACGCCCCGGAAGAGGTCGGCGTCGTGGCTCACCGGAGCGCCCTCCTCAGCTGCGCGGCGATGAGGTCGCGTACCTCGGTGCGGCTCTCGTTGAGGCTGTTCTCCAGGTACTTCGCCTCGCGCCCAGGCGGGTGCCGGTAGTCCAGCCGCTCGTGCTGAGGCACGGCGTAGGGGCCGTCGTAGGACACGGCGGCCTGGAGCGCCCCTTCGTCCACGCTCGCTGTGCCGGTGCTCTGGAGGTAGCCCTCGTCGAGGGGCACGCGGTTGTTACTCACCCCTAGGACGTGCTCGGCGCCGAGGAAGGCGCCGCGGGCAGCTGCGGAGCGGAGTTCCCGCTCGACGCCTGCCCCGTTGAAGTCGAGTCGGAAACGCTGCGCCACAGCGGACCTCCTTCTACTGGAGTTGGATCTCCACGTGGTCCGGGGTGGGCAGGCCGCCGCCGTCGCGGGGGAGTGCGGCGATCACCTTGGTCTCCCGGCCGGACGGGAGCGTGACGCGGGACAGAGGCGGCGCGGTCGTGCCCGGCGCGCAGTAGGCGGTCGACGAGGACGTGACCGTCTCGCCGCCCGGGGAGACGACCGCGCGGGTCTGCTCGTCCACGAACGCACGCACCGTCTGAGGCGGCCCGTACAGGGGGCCCGTGCTGGAGTCGCCGCGGTAGGGCTCGATCGTGATGCGGTGTCGCAGCAGCGAGTTGGGGATGCGGCTCACCAGGGCACCGCCACGGCGCCGAGGAACAGCTTGTCGTGGAGGTGCGGGGCCCGGAGTTCGTCGGCGACCTGCGGGGCGAGCTGCCGGGCCGCCGAGTCGTCCCCGGACACGCTGGTCACGGACCGGCCGAGGTTCACCGAGCCGATCGACACCGACCCGTACCCGACGCCGGCCGCGCCCGTGCTGTCGCCGATCTCGCCCCACCAGGCGACCTGAGCGCACACCGCGCGGCTGATCGCTGTGGCGACGTCGGGGTCGGAGGGCATGCCCAGGTCGGTGACGTCGTACCGGCAGTAGGCCAGGACCCGGGTGTCGAGCATCCGGGAGGCGGCGTCGAGGAGCTGCTGGGCGTCCAGCGGCGGCGCCGCGCCCAGGTAGTTGGCGAGGTCGGTCGTCGTCGCGTACACGCGCCCGCCCGCGCCCGCACCCACCTGCGGGGTGGGGGCGACGGACACCAGCTCGTGCTCCACCGACGCGCCGGTCCCGGAGACCGTCCACGACAGCCGCCACACACCGGCCAGCGTGTAGACGAGCGGTGCCGTCCACGTCTGGCCGTCGTCCGCAGTCGACGTGACCGGTGTGGACACCGTGCCGTCCGGCGCGGTCACCACCAGGGTGGCGGATGTCGAGCTGTCGTGCGGGGCGACGACCAGCTGCGCGGTGACCACGTCTCCGACGTCGGGCATCAGCCACCTCCTGTGGTCGAGGGCGTCAGCGACGGCCCGGATACGGACGCGGCCAGCAGCGGGCCAGACGTCGAGGGAGTGAGCGACGGGCCGGTCACCGACGGCGTGAGCCGGTCGGCCGGCCTCTGCTTGCGGCCCTCGATCGGGGCCGCGGTGTCGAGCGCGCGGGCGGTGCGCAGGCGCCGCGTCTGGAACGGCTGCCGGATGGTCCCGGCGCGCTCGGCGACCGTGGCCGCCCTCAGGGCGTGGAGCTTGGCGCTGGAGGCGGCGGTCGCGCGGTCGGTGCAGCGGGCCACGCCGATGACGAGCGCCTTGCCGTGCGCCACCTCGACGGCCCGGTCCGCAGCGGACGCGGCGCCGAGCGGCACCACCCGCTCCGCTGCCATCCCACCGGCGGCGTCCGCCGCGGCGGCGGTGCCGAGGAGCAGCTGCTTCGCGGCCGTCAGCCTGCGCGCGTCCTCCATCGCCCACGCGGCGCCGAGGTCACCGGAGGAGCGCAGGTGCAGCATCCGGCCGCGGCTGTCATCGACGGCCACGCCGAGCGTCACCTGCTTGCCCACGGCCAGGCGGCCGGCGTCTTCGCGGTCGTGCGCGCCCGGCAGCGGCACGTCCCGGCCAGCGGCCAACGGCCCGGCGGACTCCACCGAGGCGGCCGCCATGACGGGGTGGCCCTTGGCCGCGGTGACCGGCAGCGCATCGTCCACGGCCGCCGCCAGGCGCGTGGAGGTGGTCTTGCTGCCGGTCACCGGACGCCCGCCGTCCACCGTGCGGGCGTCGTCGAGCCGGGTCTCCCCAGCAGCCGTGAACGGGCGAGCCTCCCCCGTATCGCCCGCGGTGCCGACGGCCGCCTGCTTCGTCGCGGTCAGCCGTAGCGCCGCATCGAGGCCGCCAGCGGGGCCGACCGGTGCCGTCTTGGCCGCCGTGAACGGTGCCGCCACCGTCTGCTCCAGTGCCGTACCGGGCACCAGGGCGCTGGCGTGCTCGACCGCGCCGGCCGACGTGCCCTCCCGGGCCTGGCCGACCGGAGCCGTGCGAGCGTGTCCGGCCGGTCCGGCCGCCGACCGCTCGATGGCCGGGCCCAGCTCGGCGTCCCGCGAGACAGCGAGCCCGCTGGCCGCATCCGTCGCGCGCGCTGCGGTCAGCTGGCGGACCTTGGCGTTGCCCAGCGGTACGGCGAGCTGCGCCTCGGCGGCCACGGCCAGAGACCGGGCCTTCGCGGCGCCGTACGGGGCCACCCCCGCAGTCTCGGTGGCCGCGCCGAGCGGCACCACCACGGAGGCCGGGGCCACGTTGACGTCGTCGAACTCGGCGACATCCGGGGTGCCGTCGTCGCGGTGCGCGATGAGTTGCACCTGAAGCGTCGGGTCGGACACCCACGCGGGCGCGGCCACCGTGCGGCGGGTCGTCCACGTGGCGTTGTCCGGGCTGGTCTCCCACAGGAGATCCGGCCCGGCCTGCCGGATACGCAGGTAGGCGTGCGCGACCGGGTCGTACGGGATGGCCGTGTACTCCGGGTCCGCGTAGCCGACGCGCAGCGCCATGCCGAGCGTGTCCGCCACGGCGTTGTGCTCGATGACGACGTCGGTGCCCGGCGTCGTGGTCTGGATGAGGACCTGCGTCCAGCACGCGAGGAGCGAGTCACCGAGGGCCGCCGGATACATGCGGCAGGAGACGTGCGACTCGCGCAGCGTGTAGATCTTCGCGGAGGCGTACGCGGCGTAGGCCAGGCCGCACGGCACCTGCGCTCGCCCGCCGGCCTCCGTGACCCCGCCGTACGACTCGGGCCACAGGACCGGGTCCACGATGCCGTCGTCGAAGTTGTCGACGAGGTCGGCCGTGGGTGTGGCGATGCGTCCGGTCAGCGGTCCGGCCGTGTCCCGCTCGCGGGCGGGGCCGAGGGTGCGGTCGTCGACCACGACGTCGTCGAAGTCGATGTCGGCGATGGCCGGGTTGATGATGCCGACGCGGGCGTACCGGCCGCCGCCCAGGACGCTGCTGGTGCGGGTGGCCCACAGGACGCCGTCGAGGCGGGCCTTGATGATGCCCGCGGCGTCGTCGTAGTACATCTCGACCAGGTGCCACTGGCCGAGCGTGAGCGGCGCCGATGCGGTGCCGGTGGTGCCGCCGGACAGGGTCGGGATCAATGTCAGGTTCGGCTGCAGCTTGATGCAGTAGAAGCCGCTGACCGTGGTGGGGTTGAACGACCAGGCCATGATCGCGGTCGTCGCCGACGGGGCCGCGTTCACCCGCACCCACGCGCGCAGGTGCACGCGCGCCGTCGGGGTGTCCGTCGGGTAGATCTGCTTGGTGATGCTGGCCTGCACGGCGGTGGCCGTGGTGCAGGACAGCGACGCCGCGCCCTGCCGGGGCGTAGTCGTGTCGAAGGAGACGGTGCCGTTGGTGACGTCCCACGTCGTCGTCTGCGAGTCGAAGGTCTCGGTCCACAGCCTCACGGCACCGCCCCCCTCCTCCTACGCGGCGTTCTCCGAGACGGCGATGCCGCCCGCACCCACCGACGCGGTGATCGACGTTCCGTCCGGGGTGACCGCGAAGTCGTGCAGCGTCAGCGGGACGAGCGCGCTGTCCGCGCTGGCCCCGGTGGGGTCGAAGCAGATGACGATCTTCCCCGTGGGGTTGCCCGTCGCGTCCGCCCACACCAGATCCCCGGCCGTCCACGACGCCTTGTTACCGACGTCGTCCACGGTCACCGTGACCCCCGACAGAGCCTTCCGGCCCATCGTGGTCTGCTCATTGCTGGCCCCGGCGAGCAGCGCGGCGAGAGTGTCGTAATCCTGGAGCGCGTCATCGCCCTCCAGCCCGGCCGCCTCCAGCACCACCGCCCGCAGCACCGCGCCCCCGGTCCCGGCCTGGGCCTGCGCCGCGTAGTACACGTGGCGGCCCTTGCCGATGTTCGTCACGAGATCAGCCATGCGGCCTCCCTCCTATCGACATGCGAGAGGGAGGCCACCATCGGGCCTCCCTCGCTCGCGACGAACCGCTCAGGTGACCGGGTTCTCGCCGTACTTGGCGATGAGCACGGCCTTGGTCAGGGACGGGATCTCCGTCCGCTCCTCGTCGGAGACGGCGCGCTTCAGGGCGTACTCCACCCACGTCTCCTTGGACGCGGAGCGGTCCGGCGCCTCGCCGGCCTCCTCCTGCTGCTCGCGGTGCTCCTCCTCGGCGGCCGCGCGCGGCCCCTCGGTGGAGGTGAGCGCGGTGCCCGGGGAGGTCTGCGGACGCCGCAGGACACTGTCCGGGGTGGGCTCCTCCGGGGTCTCGTCGGCGTCCAGGCGCTCCCAGTTCGGGAGCATCTCCAGCCGGTTGTCCTCGTGCTCGCGCTCGACGATGTCGCCGGTGTTCTGGTTGTGGTAGCGGATCATGCCTGGTCAGCTCCCTTGATGATGACGGCACGGTTGGCGTCGAGGGTCTTCGTGCCGTACAGGCAGTCGACCGAGACGACGGTCTGCTTGTACTTGATGTCGTAGTCGTAGACGACGCGCAGGGCGAAGCCCTTGTAGTTCATGATCGTGGCGTCCTGGGCGCCCGGAGGGACCTCCAGGGTGCGGGTCACCAGCGCGAAGGCCGTCTTGTGGAAGGCGACGTTCTCCTCGGTGGTCGGCTGCCCCGCGGCCGGCGTCTCGGCCGGACCCGCGATGTTCTGCGTCATGTACGGGGTGAACCCCGACGCGTTCGCGCCGAACTGCGCCTCCGTCAGGCCGATCGTGGAGCCACGCTCGTTGGCCGCCCGCCAGATCTTCTCGGCCACCCACCGGGCCTTGGTGCGCGGGCCCACCACGACCCGACGGTCCGCCGCCGGGACGTTCTTCGTGTCGAGGAGCGCGCCGGCCTCGATGAGGACCCGGGAGTCGGACCACGGGTACTTGCCGCCCGGGTAGTTGTAGTCCTCGCCCGCGGCGTTCTCCGCGACCTCGCCGACGACCTGGGAGACGTCGGCGCGCAGGGCGAGGAGGTCGCGGTCGATCTTCTGGGCCATGGCCTCCATGGCCGGGTCGAGAAGCTGCTCGCCGAAGTCGTTGATCTCCAGGTTGAGCTGCTCGGTGGTGACCGTGAAGGACACGTCAGGCAGGTGGTTGAGGACCACCGGGAAGCCGGACTCCGTCGCGTTCTGCGGGACGATGCCGGTGGTCCGGTTGAACTCGTTCGCCGTGAAGACGGCCGGCTTGCGCACCGTGATGGTGTCGCCCTGCCGTCCGGCGAAGTCGGCCTCGTAGTCCCGGTAGACGAGCTGCGCCATGTGCGTGGACTCGTACAGGGTGGCGAGCGCCCTCGTGGCGATCAGGTCGGGGGTGAGAAAGGTGTTGGCCACAAGGGCCTCCCATCAGGTCGGAGGCTTCAGCCGTGGCGTGCCTTGCGGCGCGCTTCGCGCTGGGCCTCGATCGAGTTCTGGTTCTTGGGCTTCTCCGAGCTGCCGGAGAAGTCACCGCTGGTGCGCGCGGGCGCCTGGCCCTGCGCCTTGAGCTTCGGGTTGTCCGCGACCGCGGCCTTGATGGCGGCGGACACGGCCTTCGCGAACCCCTCGTCGGACGGGTCGAGATCCTTGATCGAGGACAGGAACGCCCTGCTGTCGGTGAGGGCGTCCGGGTCGGCGCCGTGCTTCCCGGCGCTGCGGTAGATCGCCAGCTCGACGGCGGTCTCGCGGTGAGCCGCGGTCGCCTTCTCGATCTGCGCGGTGAGCGCGGCCGGGTCCGGCGGCGTGTCCTTGTCGTCCTTGATCAGGCCGAGGGCCTTGCCGAGTTCCTGCACGATCTGCGTGCGGGCCTCGTCGGCCGCCGCCTTCTTGGCGTTCGTCCGGGCCTTGCCGGCGTCGGCGTTCGCCTGCTTCAGCTCCTTCTGGAGCCGGGCGATCGTCGAGGCCGGGTCCTCGTCCGCCTTCTTGGCGGGCGGCTTCGGCTTGGCCTTCTCGTCCTTGGCCGCGCCGTCGTCCGAGGAGTCGTCGTCGCCGGTCCCGCCAGCGTCGTCGTCCTGGTCGTCGTCGGCTCCGGTGTCGTCACCGTTGTCGCCGCTGTCGGATCCGGAGTCGCCTCCGTCCCCGCCGTCGGCGTACAGGTACGGCGCGAAAGGGCCGTGGCCGTAGGGGTGTGCCCAGCCAGCGCCAGCGAGGGCGAGGCGGGGAAGGGTTCGCTTGGGCATGCGTGCACTCCTGGTGCGCGTCGGGATGTTCGGCCCCGCGCCTGGCGGGGGTTGTGCGATCCGGCCCGCGCCTGGCGGGCGGAAGACTGGAAGAAAACCGCTCTGTCAGACCCGTGGGCTACCGTTCCGGCATGTCTGTACAGATCAAGTTCGTCGGTCAGGAAGAGCCGTTCACCTATGAGGACGGCAACGGCAACGAGTACCGCTACCAGGTGGAAGACAGCGGAGCGCTGTCGGTGTTCGAGAAGGAGGGCGGCGCGTACCTGAAGAAGGGCACGGATCCGATAGCCGTCTACGGGCCGTCGGCCTGGTTCAGCGTCAGTGGTAATGCCCTCAGCAGGTCGGACACTGGCCCGACAGAGATCGCTGGGTTCTAGCGAGCCTGTGTGAGCTGTTCGCGGTGGCGCTTGCGAGGCAGGCCCGTCTCCGCGACCAGCTCACGCACCCGCGCCTGATACACGCGCACCCGCGCCCGCGTCACCGACCGCCGAGCGTCATCCATCGCGGCCTCCTCCAGCCGCTTCCACTTCCGGATCTGCCGCTCGAAGTACCGCTGCCGCTGCGAGTCCTCGTACGTCCCCCGCGACGGCTGCACCGCCGGGATCCGGGACACACCTGGCAGGTACGCGCTGACCGTGTGCCGGCAGTTCGGGTGCATCAGCCCCGCCGCCCGCGCCTCCGGCAGCGACCCCGCCACCCTGACGGTGACCATCTCGCCGTCCTCCGTCGCGTGCTCCACCTGCACCGACCGCGCCCCAGGCTGCCCAGTGCGGGTGAGGATCTTCCGCTCCCACGGACGGCACAGATCGCACTCCTCCGGCGCCTGCGACACGATCACCAGATCCACGCCGGCCGCGCCGAGCCGATCCGTGTGCGCCTCGACAGCCGCGCGGCCGACAGCGGAGCGCATCGCCATCTCGACGTACGTGCGCAGCTCCCAGCCGTGGCCTCGTGAGTCGACGAAGCCCTTGATGCCCCGCCCGGCGAAGTCGTCCAGCGCGGCCTGCGCGGCCTGGCGCCGGGTCTGCGCGCCGAGCACGGGCGCGGCGGCGGCCCGGGACACGACATCGCGGTACGCGTCCATCGTGGCCCGCAGCATCCGCAGATGGACGGGCCCGGTGTCGGCGATGACGGCCTGCGCGAGACGGTCGACGACCGGTGCGGTTGGCAGGGCGGTCGCTGCGGCGGCGGCCTGGCCGACGCCGAGCGCCCCCAGCTCGGCGACGGCCGCCTGCTGCCCCCGGTCGTACGCCTCGGCGAGGGCCTGCCCGATCGCTCCGGACGCGTCGGACTGGAGTGCGGCGATCACCTCGTCGACCGCGGCCTGGAGGTTGCCGACCGCGGCCAGCTTCAGCTGCACCCACACCGGGGAGTTGATGCCCTCGGCCAGGGCCCGCCGGATCTTCTCGATGAGCACGCCCTCAGCGGCCTCGTACAGGTCGGCGACCGCCGTTGCGAGGTCTTCGGCCATGGCCGGGGACACGGGCACGGCCGACCACCCCCTGCCTACGGAAGCGCGCCGGTCTGCATCGGATCAGGCACCGCCATGCCCTGCTCCTGCCGGATCCGGTCGACCTCCGCGGCCACCTGGTCGTCGTCCCACTCGGGGTGGGCCATCCGCACCAGCGTGTCCGTCGAAGCCGCCTGCGCCCGCCTGAGCACGTCCGCGGTGTTCGCCAGCGACAGCGCATCCTCCTGCACGCTGTCCTCGAACTCCACCGTCGGCCGCTGCGGCTCGATCCCGCCACCGAACGCGTACTGGTCGACGGCGAGAAGCGCCTCCACCAGATGCGCCAGCGCCGGCCGCCAGCGGAGCACCTTCTTCCCGCGGGTCGTCATCGAGCGCCGCTCCCGGGCGGTGACCTCCGTGGCAGTGACCGCGACATCGCCGCCGATCCCGAAGGTCTGCCCGCTGTAGCCCGCGCTGCGGAGGATCTGGTTGACGAGATCCTCCGCCGTGTCCCGGTGCTCCTGCACCCGGATCGCGAACTGCGCCACGGTCAGGGCGAAGCCCTCGCCGGCGCGCAGTACGTTGACCCCGGCGAACGCCTCCTGGTCCGGGTTCCAGCTTGCCCCGCGCCCGGGACCGTTGGACTCGAGGTAGGTCTCCGGGACGACGATGCGGCCCTTGCCGAGGCGGATGTCCCGCATCCAGCTGGAGTAGGTCTCGTCCAGGGCGTCCATGAGCGGCTCGACACCGTCCAGGTCGCTGCGTCCCCAGTCCTTGAGCTTCTGGTGGCAGCGCCACCGGCGGCTGCTCTGGTTGGGGATGTAGACCACGTCGAGGCCGGCGTAACCGGTCTCGACCGCACCCTCGTCGGTCACCACGGTGGCGAACCCGGCGGTCTCCTCCGAGTCCTCCAGCGGGACCGGCCGGCCGAGCTTCTCCTTCGTGCCCTGGTACAGGCCGTGCAGGATGCGGCCCGGCTCGTGACGCTGGAGCCACCGCCAGACCTGGCCGTCCTCCTCGCGGACGACCCGCCAGAACGTGACCGCCGACAGGCGGCCCCAGGTGAACTCCGGCAGCGCGCGGTCGGCGTGCTCGGCGGTGATCCAGGCACGGTCGGCGACGTCCTTGTCGTACACCGGGCGTAGGTAGATCCCGCCGAGCGCGGCGCCGATCTCGGCGGCGGTCTGGAGGGTGGCGAGCATCCCGTCGTCGGCGAGGACGTCGAGGCGTGCCTGCGTCGTCTGGTCGTCCACGGTGAACCGCGGAGGTTCGCTGAAGAGGAGGTCCGCGCTGCCGCCGCACAGGTCACCGGCGATCGGCACGTGGAGTTTCGTGCGTCGCTCACCGGGGGCGGTCGGGGTGCCCCACCACCAGCGGGCGATGCGGCCCCGGATGCCGCCGGACATGGTGGCGGCGAGACGCTTGGGATCAAGGCCGCCGCTGGTGCTGCCTCCGTAGAGGGTTTCGAGGCGATCGGGGTCGCCGCTCCACCAGGTGTCCCAGGTGTGCATGGCGTCGAGGGCGGGGCCGATGTACGGGGGCGGCCAGGCCATGTCGCCCATGGGCAGAGGCATCAGGCTGCCACCTCCAGTCTGGTCGGTAGGTATGGCCGCCACAGGGCCTCTGTCGTGCGCACCCCGTACCGCAGGGCGTCGCAGGAGTGGTCGTTCTCCTTGATCGGCTTGTCCTCGCCCTTCTCGGCCGCCGCGTCGTCCCAGGAGTAGCCAGGGAGTTCGTCGATCAGGCCACGCGCGGACTCGTGCACCAGCAGGTCCCCCGTGGAGAACAGCGACGACACCGTGCGGATCCCGTCGAGGACCGTGTTGTCGGCGGCCGTCACGCCCTTCACGCCGTCACGGTGCAGCTGCTCGATGTACGACGACGCCGACGGGTCCACGATCGTCCACTCCGGGGACACGCCTACGACGTTCGTCTGCGGCTGCGGAACCCGGGCCAGCCACTGTCGGCGGGCCTTCGAGTATTCCGTGTCCGTCATCTTCCGGCGCTCGGCTCGCGAGTCCCAGCGGTACTCGCTGACGACGTACAGGCGCCGGTCCGAGCCGAGACCCAGCAGGATGTCGGCGTACGGATTGGTGGTGCCGTAGTCGATCGCGTCGCACAGCCAGCGTTCGATCTGGGGCAGGGTCTTCACGACGTGACGCTCGCTGTCGAAGCTCTCGTAGACCGCGCCTTCGGACTGCACCCACTGGCCGAGGATGTAGCGCCGGTACCAGAGGCCGGTGAAGCTGCGCCGCATCCGCTCGCGGTAGGTGTCGTCGAGGGACGGGTTGTCGTCCATGACGAAGTGCCAGCGGCGGATGCCCAGCTCGTCGGCCTTGTCGAGCCACTCCTTGCGGACCCAGTGCCCGGGGTTGTCGGGGTTGGTCGTCACGAAGATCTGCGCGCCAGGCACCGACTGGCGGTCGACGAGCCGCTTGAAGAACTCCTGAGGGATCAGCGTCCACTCGTCCACGTACGCGCCCGCGCCCGTGAGACCGCGCAGGCGGCCCTCGGCCTTCTTGTCGTTCGCGGTGATGACCTCGATCTGCTTGCCGAGGATCCACGCCACGCTCGCGCCGCGGGTGTACTTCACGGTCTTCGCCGCGTCGCCGAACAGGCTGGGGTCGGTGAGGGGCCCGAACACGTTACGGGCCACGGTGTCGAAGGTCTTGCCAATGACGGCCAGCTCGCCGCCGCGCGGCGCCGTCTGGACGTACATCAGCCAGCGCAGCAGCGACGCGATCGTCTTGCCCGACCGGACGCTGCCCTCCCACACGTTCAGCCACGAGCTGGCGTGCGCGATCGACCGCTCCTGCTTGTCCGACAGGCTGGGGCTAGCCGTCCCCATGCCGGTCTCGCAGCTTGTCGTACAGCGACGTCAGCAGCGAACCGACCTGCTCCGTGCCGTCGTCGTCCCGCGGCGGGACAAGCTTCAGGCTCTTCTCGATGGCGATGCCGGCCGACGCCATGAGGTTCTTCTTCGCGTCGGACGGCGGCTCGTCGAGGAGCCGCTTCTCGTAGGTGTTGTCCTTGCCGCCGAAGTTGAACACCCAGTGGGGCTGCCAGAGCTGCTCGGTGAGCTTCTCGGCGTCGGTCTGAAGGGCTTCGGCGAGGATCGCGCGGCGCTCGGCAAGGTTGGCCATGCGGTGCCGGGTGGCCTCCTCGGTCATGGTGACGTCGAAGGTGAGGCCCTCGTCGGCGCAGATGAGGGAGACGGTGCGGAGGCTGCGTCGGGTGAGCCGGGCGATCTCGTTGCGGCCCTTGCCTTCGCCGTGGAGGCGGATGATCTCGGCGCGCTCTTCGTCGGTGACGGTGCCGCCCTTGCTGAACTTCGGCTTCGGCACGGGGGCTCCCTTCTCCAGACGTGCGAAGGCCCGACCGCGGGACGGTGCGGCCGGGCCAGTCAGTGGTGTGCGGTCAGACGTTGCAGAAGCCGCTGCTCTTCAGGGCCTCGTTGATGGCCTTGCCCTGCGCCTCCGTCGTGGTGACGTCCTCGTACGTGAATCGCTGCGACGCCGTCCAGTCCAGCTTGCCGCCGCCTCCGTTGATCGACATGCACTGGTTACGGGCGGCGTCGATGGCGTCGTCCTCGTACTTCACGACGTCGGGCGCGGCCTTCGCGAGGGCGTCGAGGAGTTGCTGGCGCGTCTCGCCGGTCGGCTCGGGCGGAAGGCCGGCGCTCTTGGCGGCGTCGTCCTTCTGTTCCTGGGTCAGTTCCTGCTCGGAGGCGCTGGCCTTCGGCTTGGTGTCGGCCTCGTCGTCGCTGCTGCTGGAGCAGGCGGTGAGGGCGAGGAGTGCGCTGGCGGCGAGGGCTGCGGCTGTGATGCGGGTGTTCATGGTCCCCCCTGGGACGGATGTGAGATACGGGGGGAATGATGCCGGGCTGGGTGCTTCCGGTTCCGGGCATGCCAGATCTGCGCCCATCGTGAGGCACGATCGCTGTTTTTGCAACTAGGTGCACAAAGGCCCCACCCGGACTCCGGTGTGGGGCCTCGCTGTACGGGCGCGGCTTGTCAGTAGCCGCGCTCCAGAATCTCGGTGATCTCCATCGAGAGCTTCGCGTTCGCCGGGACGCCGGTGACCATGGTCTGCGTGAAGTTCAACGTCGTCTGGTCCGTCAGCTCGGCCGTCTCGATGACCGGCCCGTCCCCGCCCCCGCGGATCTCGTAGGTGATCTCGAAGACGGCGGCCGGGTCCAGGCTGGTCGAGGCCCCGTTGTAGGTCAGCTTCGGCTCCACCGTCACGTTGCAGCCCGCGGAGCCGAAGCACTTCCGTCGCACGGTCCGCAGGTCGGCGGTGAAGTCCCCCGCGAGAGGCGTCACGTAGTCGGGCTCCGACTCCGGCTCCTCGACGGCGGGCTCGACTTCCTCCTCGGCCGGGGTGCTCGACGCGGTGGCCGTGGCGGCTGCCTTGTCGTCGTCCTGGTTCTGCACGACGACGACGCCGGTGCCGATGATCGCGGCGATGATGGCGACCGCAGACCCGATGATGATCGCGTTGGTGCGGGACTTCTTCGGCTCCGGCGGGGGCGGAGGGAAGGCGGGCATCGGTGGCGGCGTGCTGTTCGTCATGGGTCCCCCTGGTGGCGTGGGCGTTCTGCTGCATGATGCGCGTGTGTGTGGGAGGCGTGAAGGCGTCGTCACTGATCTGTGACGTGGGTAAGTGAAAGCCCCGCCAGGACGGGGGCCTGGCGGGGCCTCAGATGCCGGGCACTACCCGGCGCGTAGCCTCCAGTGTGGCAGGCAGAATTCCCGGCTGAGGCGCTATGCCTGCGAGGAGTACACGTCCGTATTCGCCACCGGCGGACGGTGATCCCGGTAGAGCGCGTCTTCCAGAGCGTGACGGGCCGTCCTCAACGCCTTCTCAACGGCCTCGATCCTCCTCAACGGTTCCGCCTCAATCCCTGTGCGGGGGTAGGCGTTCGAGAGCTGCACTTGCAGACGCACCATGTCTCTCTGCATCTGCGCCAGCTGTCGGCCGATCTCGGCATGCTCTTCGGCGGTGAGGCGGGGTTTCGTCATGCCGGTCATCATCCCTTGTTCGGCTGCTGCGGAGTGCCGGGCACGGGCTTTTCCTCCGTCGGAAACGAGCCGCCACGGCTTGCCTGGTACGTCGTCTCGTGCCCCTCCAGGCGGGGGTCGTCCGGCTCGATGGGCTTCTTGAATCCGAGTGCCATGATGAGGCTCCTGTCTCGTGAGATCGGGATGGGACCGGGGCGGCCGAACGACTTGGCGGAAGGACGGTCGCCCCGGGGTAGATGGGCCGGTAGATGGCGGTAGATGGACGGGTAGACGTGCAGGTCAGGCGGCGGTAGACGAGGCAGGAGACGCCTCCTGGGCGGCGGCCGGGGAAGGGGCCAGGTCGGCTCTTCTCACGCCCCTGGTGGGGCTCTTGGAGCCGGGCACCTTCACCTTGGGCTGGACGGGGATGTGCAGGGCCTCCAGGCGGGCCCGGAGGTCGGCCACCGTCCAGCCCTTCCCCTGGCCCCTCTCCTGGAGGTGGGCGAGGACCGTGCGGAGGTGCACCGCGTCGGCGTCCCCCATCGCCTCCAGGAGCAATGCCCGGACGGACTCCACGTCGGGCTCGGCGGGGGCGTCCTCGGCGGCCGGAGCGGGGGCCTTCCTGCCCGCTCGCCAGGAGGCGATCAGCCAGGTTCCGGTGAGGAGCCACAGGAGGTTGGGGACGGCGCGCACCAGGCGCCACAGGAGGTAGCCGCCGAGGGTGAGGAGGGCGAGGCGTAGCCAGCAGCCGAGGGCGGCTCGCCAGCCGGTGAGGTCGTCGCGGCGCCCGCGGCGGACCCAGGCGGCCGTGCGCGCGGCCAGGCGGTGGGCGGTGGTCGTGGACCCGGCGGCGAGGCGCGTCGCGGTTTGGGAGAGGCGGCTCACAGGATGCCCGCTCCCTGGATGAAGGCCACGATGCCGTCCCCGGTGCTGTTGAGGGCGGCGGGCAGCCAGGACAAGATGCCGGCGACTCCGGCGGTGAGGCACAGGGTGCTGCCGACGTAGGCGCCGCCGATGATCCTGCGCTTGTCCTTCCTGCCGGCTTCCTTGTAGGCGAGGCCGACGAGCAGGACGGTGATGACGACGATGACGGCGCCGGTGGTGCCGAGGCCGACGAGCTGGCCGGTGGTGAGGCCCTGGGTGGAGGTGGTGCCGGTGGCGGCCTGGCTGGTGCGCTCGCCGACACCGTTGCCGACGGTGCCGGAGCGGGAGTGGGCCCATCCGAGGATGCCGCCGGGGCACATGGCGGCGCAGACGCCGGCGGCGGAGCCCTTGCCGAAGGAGGCGAGCTTGGACATCTCTCTGCCGCCCCGGTACCAGGGGTAGAGGTTGCAGGTCAGGATGATCAGGGCGAGGAGCAGGCCGCCGAGGGTGAGGGTGGTCGTGCCGGTCATCGGGGAACTCCGGTGAGCAGGTGGATGGGGTCCCACCAGTGCAGGACGCCGACGGCGCCGAGGCTGGCGGTGACGAGGAGGAAGCGGGGGATGGCGCGGCCGGTGCGCCGGTCGAGGGCCCAGGCGGCGGTGATGGCCATCCCGGCGATGACGTAGGCGGCGAGGATTCCGGCTTCGGTGCGGGCGTCGTGGACGGTGCGGGACCAGAGGCCGACGGGGCTGTGGCCGCCTGCCCAGGGGGTGAGCGCGGCGAGGATCGCGACGATCATCCGCCAGGTGGCGAGGCGTTCCCAGAGCCGTTCCCACAGGCGGGGCTCGGGCTCGGGTTCGGCGGGCGGGGCCAGGTCGACGGTGACGTGGACGTGTACCGGTCCGGGCGGGGGTGCGGCCGGCCACGGGTCCGACGGCGGCGGCGCGGGCGGGACCATCGGTGGCGGGGGCGGTGGGGGTGTCCGCCAGGGCGGGGCCTCGCCGGGCTCGGGCGGCCGGGCGGGCAGCGGGGCGCCGGCGGGGATGATGCGGGTCGGGGTGACAGGGCGGGGCTCGGGCATGGGTGGCTCCTGGTGGCCGAAGGGGCGGGCGCCGAGGCGGCGGAGGTAGGCGCGGGCGCGCAGCTCGTCACCGTCGCGGGACGGCTGCGCGGGCATCACGCGCTCTTCTTCGTCAGCCGGTTGAAGGTGCGCACGACGGTGGACCTCGGGACATGGGGGCCGTGAATGCCCCGGACGTAGGACAAGACCTTGTCCTTGTCCTGGAGACCCGAGGACAGGGCTGTCCTGATCGTGTCCGCGACGCTCTGTCCGGGCGGGGCAATCGGCCGGAGAATGCCCTGTGACCTGCTGTCCTGCGTGTCCCGGCGGTTGTCCAGGACAGCCTGGACACTGTCCTCGTCGGCGTCGATACCGAGGGCGTCGAGCTGGTCGAGGACGTCGTCCACGGTCGCGTCCGGGATGGTGGACAGGACAGCCAGGACAGCGGATCGGACAGTGCCCTCGGCGCGCCCGGTCTTGTCCCGGGTGTCCTCGGGCTTGTCCTGTTGTCCCGTCTGGACGGGGTCGAGGAGGTCGAGGCGGACACCGACCGCGCGCCGCAGCGTTGCCCAGGAGCGGCCCGGGTACATGACCCAGCCGAGGAGGGGGATGTGCGGCAGGCGCTCGGCGATGAGGCCGCGTGCGGCGCGCTGCTCGTCGCGGACGTCTCGGCGGTGGAGTTCGAAGAGCAGCTCGACGCCGACGGAGAGGGATGCGAACCCGGCGCCGGCGGGGAGGCCGCCGATGTCGTGGCCGTGGTTGAAGTTGAGGACTCCGGCGACGCCGACGAAGGCGAGGAGTGCGAGGCGGGCGAGGCCCGCGGGGGTGCCGCGTTCGACGGCGCGGCGGGCGTAGGTGGCGCAGATGAGGCCGGCCGCGTCGAACATGATGCTGAGGGGCCACGCCATCCAGTCGGCCATGCCCCAGTCCATGAGCTGGCCGGAGAGGGACCAGGCTGCGGCGGCGAGGAGCATGCCGAGGACGAGGGCCCAGGCGAGGCGGATGGGCTGGGAGAGGCTACGTCCGTTGGCGGGTGGGGTCTTCACGGTGCTCCTCCGGGAGCGTGCAGGGTGGCCGCCTCCGCGACGGGTGAGGCGGAGGCGGCCGGTCTGGTGGTCAGGCGAGGTGGCGGCTGAGGAGGTAGGCGCCGAGGATCAACGGCCAGGCCATGGCGAGGAGGTAGAGGGCGCGCATCAGCTGTGCCCCCGTCCCGAGCAGGCGCCGCAGGCCCGCCAGACGCTGACGTGGCCGCCGTCCTCCGTGGGGGTGGTCTCGACGTGGCCGCCCTGGCCGCCGCAGCCCTGGCAGGCGGGTCCCTCGTAGCTCATGCGGTCACCGCCGGCCGGGCCTCGGTGGTGAACACGAAGATCGTGTCGAGCCAGTCCGAGTCGGGGATGCGGACGACGCGGAGGGGCTGGCCGTCGCGGTCGACGGTGTTCCACTCGTCGATGGGGGTGCCGGCGGCCTGTTCCTGGGCGATGAGCGTGTCCGCGTTCTCGGGGGTGTTGGTGCCCCAGCGGCTGCCGTGGTTGTCGTACGCGATGGCGACGGCGGTGGGGCTGGGCGGCTGTGGGGGCTTGTCGGTACCGTGTTCCACGGTCATTCCTCCTGGTGATGCAGGTGGATGGCTGGCCCCGGTCGGGCTCTCACACACCGACCGGGGCCGTGTTGTTGGTGCCGTTCCACAGTGACAGAACTTATGGACATTGTCCAGAAGTTCGGGGAGGATGTAGCCGTGCCCACGAACCCTGAAAGCGAGGGGAGCCGCTTGATCACCCTGAAGCAGATCGAGCAGGAGCACGGGATCGGCCGGTCGTCGCTGCACACGTACCGCCGTCGGCCCACCTTCCCTCAGCCGGTCCCGGTCGAGGGCTCCACAAAGATCGTGTACGACGCTGCCGAGGTGGCCGCCTGGTTCGAAGCGAACCCACCTCAGCAAGGCAAGCGGACCGACCTCGCGCCCCAAGACGAAGGAGCGGCCATGCCGCAGACGACAGAGCAGGCGGCGCCAATCGCGGTGACCGCACCCGACTACCTGACCCGCGACCAGTGGGCCGGCCTCACCCTGGCCGTGCTCGGTGGCGCGATGGAGGGGGTGGAGCGGGCCGGCCTGCCCGGCGCGTGGGGTTCGGACCTCGGCGTGGCGGCGGTGAAGGGGCTGCGAGACCGACTGGACGTGCTGATGGCGGAGGGTGGCTCGCAGGATGGATGAGCTGGTGCAGTGGTTGCGCGCGCAGCTCGACGAGGACGAGCGGACCGCGCGGGCGGCCACGGCTGGCCCGTGGGAGCAGACCGGCATCGGCGAGTACGGGTGGGGCGTGAGCTTCAGCGTCCCGGGTGCAGGTGTGGAGGCCGACGACAGCGACCAGGGTCGGGCGGATGCCGAACACATCGCCACCTGGGATCCGGCGCGGGTGCTGCGCGAGATCGACGCCAAGCGGCAGGTGATCGCGAAGTACACCGCGGCCGTGGAGCGGATGGCGGAGCTCGCCGCCCTGTGCGAGCGGCTGAAGGCCGACGGCATGGACACGCACATGCCGGAGCTGGAGCGGATGACCGCCATCCATCGGCGCGATGTCCTGAGCGAGGTGCTGCGGCTGCTCACCCTGCCCTACGCGGGCAGGCCCGGCTACCGCGAGGAGTGGCGGCCGTAGCCCGCGCGCACCGATGCCCCCGTCTCAGTGGTCGAGGCGGGGGCATCGTCATGCTCGCCGAACGGGCGACACCGAGTGTGCACCCTGACGTAGCGGGGACTCGGCCGGAGTCCGACGGTGTGACCCTTCAGCAGGCCCCGCCGGACACCGGGCGCCGTGACTTCAGACCGTAGGTCGCGGCGCCCGGTCACGTGAGGACAGCTGGTACTCGCCGACGGGCCCCTGCGATGGCACGGCCGGCGAGTGTGCGGGGCGCTCGTAGCGGTAGCGGCGGAGGATCTGCCGCCAGGCGCGGGCGGCCACGGGGTACGGGCGGTGGGCCATGGCGGACAGGATGGCAGACGTCGGAGCCTCGGCGGGGACTGCCGTCAACCGTCGAGGCTGCCGTCAACTCGTGAAGGTGATCAGGCGTCCCGGTACAACCCGCGCTTGACGCGGACGACGCGCCCCTGCTTGAGGAGGCCGTCTAGGTACACCGAAGCGCCATCCGGCTTGAGCTTGCTGCCTGCGGCGGTGACTGCCTCGGCGATCTGTCCGAGAGACATGGGCTCGGGCGACATCCGAAGCACCAGATGGATGGCCTCGGCCTTGGTCATGCCTGCGATCCGTTTGGCGAGAGCACTCGGCGGAGCGACCTGCTGCGCGAGGGCGTCCCGTTCCGCCTTGAGCCCGTTGATCTTGGCGCCGAGGCGTGCGTACTCCAACTCGGCGCTCTTCAGCTCGTCTTCAACACGGGCGAGGTCTTTCTGGAGTTCGTCCATGCTCCAAAGTCTAAAGCTCCTTAGCGAAGAATCCTAGAGATTACTTAAGGAGGCGAGAGTGATAGATTCGAATATGTGACCGAATTGCCACCTGACCTGCCTCGACTCCGGACCCTGGAGACGTGGCTGGCCTATGCCCTCGCCGAGGTGCGGGAGGCGATCGCGCGGGCGGAGCAGCGGGAGCGCGAGGCGGCGTACGGGCGTGAGCACCGGCCGCCGCCGCCCGACTGGCTTCTGGAGCAGGGGCTGAACAGAGACAGCCCGCCGGTGCAGGTGCACGTCGGCGGCTGCTGGAACGCGGGCAAGCGGTCGAAGGGCGTCGGCCGGGACGACGCGCTGCGCGCTCTCGCGGCCGGGGTCCGGGCGTGCTCGGCATGCCGGCCGGACACGGAGCTGGGCTACCTCGACATCTAGACGCATAACTCCCCATATCGGGCGAATAGTGGCTCACGGTAGGGGCACTCCGTCCCCGGAAGACCCCCCGCAGGACGGAGCACAGCATGATCGTCAAGAAGTTGCACGACATGGGCGTCAAGAGCGAACACGCCTACCTGGCCGCCTTCGCGTCCATCGGCCTCACCGTCGCAGCCTGGGCCACCAGCCTCAAGGTCGAGCCCGGCGTCAACGTCGACCGCGCCGACCGCTGGGGCCTCTTCGTCGGTGAATGGGCGCCCACCTTCTTCGGCCTCGGCGTTGCGCTCTCCCACTACGAACAGCAGGACGGCAGCCTCACCCATATCCACGAGGCCTGAGCCAGCCACAGCATCGCGGCAGTGTCTGCCCCTGGCAGAAGGGGCGGGGGCCGCCCCG